TTTCGCTCCACTCATCAATCAGAAGCCAAATACGACCGATGCCCAAAACCGAAACCAAGCCTGTAAGTGCGGTCCCTATGCGTCCAAAATTCAGGTGAATAGCTTCCCTGCCTGACCGAGATATAGATGACGAGGATCGTCCCATCTTAGTTGATCCAAGATCGACGGAGAGCGACGGAGTTGCAGCAGCCGTTGCCGTTACACCGGCGCGGCTGCTAACTTCGCTTTCTTGGCTTTCTGTCGCTTGCGTGTCGCCTGTTACTTTGACACCACTGAGGCTTTCAGAGAAATCATCCAACCTCAAGGAAATTTGCCGCGGATCAGGCGCACGAGAGAGGGAATCGACCGCAATCGCATAAAGCTCGTTTTGAAGATGATTCAAAACGTCGATTACCAGCGTCCCCGCGCGTTCGGCAAGACCGCGAGAGCTGTCGCCATAGATTGATCCATTGGATCCGACGTTTCGAAGGTCAACGTATATCGGAATGTCGCCCTTTCTCTGAACCTGCTGCTGCAGATACTTAAGCAGATGGGTCTTCCCGGTCCCTCTTCGTCCATAAACCACCTGATTGTTTGTAGTAGAAACAAGGTCCAGTATCGGACCCGTGTCGACAAAAGTTGTCTCCAAAATATCGTTGGAAACTCGTTCTGCTCGTTTGTCGAAGCTCATTAGGGCTCGCTGAATTGTTTGGTTGATATCGTCTTCTGGCATATTGAGCTCCTATCAAGCCACAATATCGGAATACTGTCGGTGTGTTGTCAACCGGCCTCGCCACCCGCGCATACAAGTACGCTCCGTGACCCCCAACCCAATCCGGCTCCGCAGACTTGGCGCGGGACACAGCAACGAATCCCGCGCTTGCTTTAGAAGCCTCCGCCTCCGCCAAATGATTGCTCGACTGCGGCCTTGGAGGCTGCTCCAACCTTTGCTGCTGCTTCGTCTGCAACTGCCTGTGGGCTGGCCGCGCCGCTGATGTTGAAGACGTTCGTAACTTTGACATCGGGCGCGGGCTGCTGGTTCGTGACCGCAACCTGCTGAACGCCGGAGGGCTGAATCATTGCAGCAATGGACGAGCCGTCGATGCGGATGGGCGCGGAAGAGCTCAAGCCTAAATCGTCAGCTGCCTTGCCGGGCAGCGTGTCAGTTGAGGACTCGCTCTTGCCGGCATTGCGGAGGCTCCACGCATTGTCCATGACTTGCTGCTGGCCGACGCCGATCGGGCCCCTCTGCCCGAAATTCCGCTGCCAGCCTTCGGTGATGGATTGGCGGTTCAACCCCGTAAGGCGCTCAAGATCCTCCCTGTACTGCTTTTGCAGTTTGATCTGGTCTTCAAGCGTCTCACCGGGAGTAACGGACATGGCATCGGCCATGAGGCCGGGTGCGGCAGCAACGGCCAAGCCCTTAAGCTTCGTCCACCAACTTGGGGGAACTGGTAAAGGAGGCACATCAACGCCTCCGCCCGGTTTTCCGCCCTTGCCAGGCTTGCCAGGCTTGCCATTTTTTTCTTCCTTGTCGCCGCCGAGTAGCTCGCCGCCCGAAGCTACGTCTGCAATAGTCCCGACCGCCTTCAGCGCCCCTATGATTGTCGAGGCACCAGACAGGAACATCAGTGCAGAGGCAAGCTTGCGGACGGTCCCGGCGAGCATCATGATGCCCGCTCCCCACAACATGATCTGCAGCCCATAGGGCGCGAGATCAGCGAAGAACTTAGCTATAGGATTTTCAGCAATGGCAGCGCTGAGTTCCCGAATCGAGGCTCCCCACTCCTTGAACTTGATGAAGATCCGGCCGAGCTTATCGCCCGCTTCCGGGTCGATCTCGCCGGCGAACAGGTTTCCTAGATCCGCGATGACCTCTTTTACGCCGCTGTAGCCGAGCCCTTGAGCAAAGCCCTGGATCGCCGTCTCGACCTTGTCGAACACGGAAACGCGGGACTCCAGGGTATCGATCACATCACCGATGCCTTTAGCTGCCTCCTTGATGGTAGGCAGCATTTTGTCGCCCATGCTGATGCCGAGATCCGCGAACTTGTTGCGGAGCAACTGCAGGACATTGGCTGTCGTGTCGGCACGCGCGACGTATTCATTGAAGGCCGAGCCGGAATACTTGGTCTTGTCGCTGACGCTATCCAGCGCCTGGTCGAGAAGTTGAATGTTGCCGATCAGCGGCGCGAATGCCTTCGCCTCATCGCCAAAGAACTGGCTGAGGATGGCAAGCTGCTGTTCCTTCGGCGCTTTGGAGATGGCGGTTAGGACCGTCTTTAGGGCCTTGGGTGCGTCTTTCTGCATCTGCTTGGCGATGGTTGGAAGATGCAGGCCGAGAGACTTGGCAGCCTCCTGCTGATCCTTCTTTGCGAACTTGCCTTTGGTCAGCGCTTTGACCACATTCTGCATCGCGGTTCCGGCAATCTCAGCCGGAGCACCCGCCGCAATCATGGCCGAGCCAATGCCTGCGATCTGCTCAGCGGTAAAGCCGCCGATCTTCCCGAGCGCCGAGACGCGCAGCATGAAGTCGGTGACCTCCCCGGCCTTCGAGGCCATATTGTTGGATAGGTGGTTGATGGCGTCGGCCAGGTCTCCTGTCTCTGCGACCGTAAGACCAAGCTGCGTCTTGAGTTTGGCCAGATCCTGACCAGCCTCTCCGGCTGGCATGTCGAAGGCAATACCCACGCGGGCAGCCATCTCGGCAAAGCTCTTCAGCTCATTCGTGGCAATGCCGGATTCCCCGGCCGCGGCAAATAGAGCCGCGATATCCTTGGACGCGATCGGCAGTTCCGTCGACATCTTGCGGATGGTGTTCCGCATGTTGCCGAACTGCTCGTCGGAGGCGTCAACGACCTTCCGCACGTCAGCGAAGGCGGATTCGAAATCCATTGCCGCGCCTACCGTCCCCCGAATACCCTCTGTGACGCCCAAGTAGGCACCGCCAAAAGCCAGGATCTGACCGCCGAGCGATTTGAAGGGGTTTCCGATACCTATTGTACGACGCTGGAAACCCGCAAGCTCCGCACTGAGTTTCCGAATGGGCGCGCTGACCTGATCGACGAGGGAGAGCTTAAGCTGAGACTGTAGGACGCCCATTCAGATGCTCCTTACTTCTTGCCTGCGATTCTGGTGATGGCCTCGGCGGCCACTTCGAGGAGGTTTCCGACGTCTTGCAGGTCGAGCTTTTGGATCACTCCCTCCGGGACCCCGGCGAGGCGGCTCAGAACGATCCGCATGGCTGCCATCTCGTTCGCCGCCCCGTATAGGGCCTCGACGTCGCCGAATTGGATCGGCCGGAAGTTGAATTCGGTGTAGGATTGGCCGTCATGTTCGATGGCGACTGTGAGTTGGTGTGTGGTGTTCATGTTAATCTCCAAAAAGGAAAAGGGCTGCTCATGGCGGCCAGTGATAGTGGTGGGTGGTGACGAGTAGTGGTAATCCGCCTTGAGGGGCAGCATTGAGAGGCTAAAAGATTGACGCCCCTGGACTTCAGTCTCTGCGGGTGCTCTCCTCCGAATCACTCAACCGGAGGGGGATATTTTGAAAACTTTACTCGCTAGTTTTTTTATTGCCGCGCCGGCCGTTGCTGCCGACGGACCAATGTCACCTTGGCAAGGGGCGGAGACCGCCCAAAGCTGGACCTGCTCCCCACGAAAGACCTGCACAAAGATAGGGTCTTGCGAGGAGGCCCGATGGTACCTCGGCAACTGCTCCTGGGGCGGCAAACTCGACCGAGACTCCGACGGAACGCCTTGCGAGACGCTATGCGGAGGTTAGTTGCGGCAGCTTTGATCTTCGTTGCTCTCCCGGCTGCGGCGCAGGCGCCGGTGGTCGGAAGGGCGTCCGTGATAGACGGCGACACTGTCGAGATCTCCAGCCAACGCATCCGCATCCAAGGCATTGACGCTCCGGAGAGTTGGCAAGGGTGCTGGGATGCCGGCGGCAAGATGTACCGATGCGGTCAGGTCGCCGCCAAGGCGCTTGACGATTACCTGGCGGCCTCTCGACCCACACGATGCGAGTTCATTGAGTGGGATAAGTACCGCCGGATGGTTGCTGACTGCTTCAGAGCCGACGGCAAGAGCGTTGGCGAGTGGATGGTCCGAAACGGCCACGCCCTCGACTACAAGCAGTACAGCAAAGGCGCTTACGCGAAGGTTCAGAAGCAGGCCGAGGCGGAAAAAGCCGGAGTTTGGCAAGGCAGGTTCGACCCGCCATGGGAGGCGCGTAAACAGTAGAACTTACGGCCACCCCGCCTCGACGTCGATGGCATCGAGGGCGGCCTGGTCTTCGACCGCCAACGCTTTTGTCCGGCGCTGCCTTGATGATGGTGGCGAGTGCGCTCATCGGATCTGCGTTGAGAAACCCCGTCTTAGGCGTGCCGCCGATGCTGGGTGGCAAGGCTTAAGCAGCGATCCACGCGAGTTTGTCGCCGCCATTCACGTACACAGTGACGAACTCGCCTGCGGGGACGAAGAAGCGAGCGCCGCTAGATGCATTCGGAGTCGGGCCGGCTGCACAATAGGAGTCGGCGGAGGCGCGAACGTGGAAAACTGCGTCGCCCATACCGTTGGCGCCGTCGACTTCGGGCGCGATACTAGTGGTCGTCCCGGCCACCGACATAGTCTCTGACCAGATGGGGCGCCCAAGCGTTGGCGCCTCCCTCAGCTGCGGAGAAAGGGAACCTGCATATGCGCAA